TCGGCATCGTGCTCGGCGACGCGCTCGGCGTCAGCCCGGGCGGTGCGTTGACCGGCGACACGTCGGCCACGCCGGTGCCCGAGGCGCGCGTCGATGACAGCGGCGTCGTCCTGACGCACCTCACCAGCGTCGCCGGTGCCAGCGCGGTCACGGCGACGGGCGATCTCGTCTACTGCCCTGACGGCGACATCGACGAGCTGACCACGACCATCGGCAGCAACGTGCACCCGGTGGGCTTCGTCAAGCGGTGGCGCTCGGCCACGGACGTGGACGTGCAGCTGTTCACGCCCACTGAGATGCTGGCCCAAGCCAACGCCTGATCCATCAACCCCTGACCAGAGAGAAACACGATGAGCACCGTCATTGCCAGCCAAGTTCTTGCGAACGGGCTGCGGACTGAGTTCGCCGACACCTACTCGGCCATCCAGAACCGGCAGGCGGATAGCCGCCTGTCGCTGGTCATGGACCTGAGCATCGGCGCGACCAACCGCGAGCACGAGTTCGCCTACTTCGAGGCCGCGCCGCACATGGCGCAGTGGTCCCGAGGCAGCAGCATCCCCGAGGACGCGTTCGACAGCGTGAGCTTCACCACCCCGGTCTACACCTGGGGCCGCCGCATCAAGTGGCACAAGGAAGACCGGAAGGACGACCAGACGCAGAGCCTGATGGACATCGCCCGCATGGCGGGTCAGTCCGCAGCTCTGCTGCCGGAGCGGTTCTTCTTCGACCTGCTCACCGGCGGCACCGACACGCTGCCGGCCGTTCCGCTCGCGCCGGACGGCGCGGCGTTCTTCGCGACGCTGGCTGGCGGCAGCAACCGCTTCGGCGTCAGCTCGGGCAACCTGCTGACCGGCAACGGCATCGCCAGCGTCTCGGCCATTCGCACGGACTACTACAACGCCATTGAGCAGTTCAAGCAGATGCAGGACGGCAAGGGCCAGCCGCTGCTTTCCGACGAGGTGATCGACAGCGGCGTGGTCTGCGTTCACAGCGCCGCCGACACCGAGGCCATGGAGGAGGCGTTCATGCAGCGCCGCCAGGGCGAAGTGCTCGGCACCGACGCCGGCACGACGCCCAGCAACCTGGTGCAAGACGCCAGCCGCAACGTCACGCTGTGGGGTTCGCAGCGCCTGGCGACCGGCGACTGGTATGTCTTCCTCCGCAGCCCGGCCAAGCGGGCGACGTTCATGCTGGACCGTGAAGGCATCACGGAATACAGCAGCCTGGAGGGCGACAACAACAGCGACCACACCCGCACGACCGGCGAGGAATACGTGCAATGGGAGAGGCGCGCCGGCGCGGGCATCGCGCTCCCCTACAGCGCCATCAAGATCAACAACTGATCGGCGCGCGGCCTCGAGCCGTTCACGAGCTACGGGCCGGGCGTTCGCTGTGAATGCTTGGCCCCTTTTTTTGTCACCATGAAACGGAGATGACCCGTATGGCAACACGCAAGAAGCTGCTCCCCGACAACCTCAACCCGGACGTGGGCCAGCCCGCGACCCTGACCGCGCAGAACGAGAGCCCGCAGGGGCGGACGCACATCGGCGGCAGCGACCTCGTCCCCGACCTCGAGGCGCACAAGTCGCAGCTCGGCGTCGCGCGCGGCTACCTCTACTGGGTCGGAGTCACGCCCAGCTGCCCGCGCGAGCACATCGACCTGGCCGGCATCAACTTCCCGAAGGTCAACGAGAATCTGGTCAGCGACCCGATGCGCACCGGCAACAAGCGGCGCGTGCCGGTCATCGGCGCAATCGTGATGATCGACCAGCACAAGATCCAGCGCATGCGCGACAAGCTCAAGCGCACGGTGATCCGCTTCCTTGATGACGGCGGCCAGCAAGAGGAGCCGGGCACCGGCCAGAACGTCGGCGACAACCACCAGCGACCGAGACGCGGCCAGCTGATCACAATCCCGACGCCCGAGGAGATCGAGGAGCGCCGCCGGCGCGGCAAGCCGACCAACGAATACAGGCCGCACCCCAACGACGTGCCGGCCGCGCGCTACATGTTCGCCCAAATCTGCGAAGACCAGCAGAAGGGCAGCCGTGGCGAATACTACCCCGACACGCTCGAGACCACCGGCCTGTGGTGGCCGGACGAGCTGTAACCCCCGACCGGAGCAACCATGAGCGGCACGCCAACCGAGGCCGAGATCCAGACGCAGTGGCGCAACGCCATTAATATCCTCGAGACCTTCCGCAACCACATCGACGGAACGCATGCGGGCGCGGGCAACCTCTGGGACACGCTGCTGCAGAGCCTGGAGGGCGAATACACGCCCACCGAGCTCGCCAACTGGGCGGCCTCGTTCCGCGCTGGTTGATCCGAGCTACTGTCGCCGGCCATCGCGTCGCAGGCGCTGACGCCGATCCTCTTCGAGTATGCGAACCGCATCAACGCGGACGCGACGGCCACGCAGGGCTTCGGCAGCGGCTTCCGCACGTCGGCGCAAATCTTCCGGGCGCTCTACGACTGGTTTGTGGACAAGAGCTACACCGTCGAGAGCCGGGCCATCACGTTCGACACGTCGGCCAGCACCGGCGGCAGCAACGTCGGCAACGGCGCGTGCGGCCGGCTGACCGTGGACGAAAACGCCTTCGACCTCGAGGCGTGCCACGTCGAGAAGAAGACGCTCAAGTGCATCGCCGACCAGAACACCGGCGTGCAGGAGCAGGCCGAGGTCTTCGAGATCATCGGCGAGCCGAGCAGCTTCGACAGCATCCTGCGCAGCAGCTTCGGCAGCGGCGCGGACGCCAACACGACGATCGTGAGCAAGCACGCAGGCCAGGGCAGCGGCGGCAGCCTGCTGACCAACAGCAGCTTCTCGGAGTTCGACAGCGCCGCGACGCCGAAGTTCACCGGCTGGACCGAGACGAGCGGCGGCACGAACGTCGCGCAGGACACGGCCAACTTCTACCGCAGCCACCCGGGCGCGCAGACCAACGCCAGCTTGCGGCTCAACGGCTCGGCGCTGCTCAAGCAGACGCTGGTTAACATGCGCATCCGGCGGCTGGACGTGGACACGCCCTACCAGCTGCGCGCGATGGTGAACAACAGCCAGCACAGCGGCAGCGGCGGCAACATCGTGATCCGCATGGGCAGCACGTCGAAGACGGTCGCGCTGACGGCGCTGTCGGCCGGATGGAACGAGGTCATTCTGGACTTCGACGAGAACTGCTGGCCGCGCAGCTTCAACGAGGACCCGTTCGACGTGGAGATCGAGTGGTCCAGCGCCAGCAGCGGCGCGGTCCTGGTGGACGACGTGATCTTCGCGCCGCTCGACCAGATCGACGGCACCTACTGGTTTCTGCGCGGCAACGCGGCGACGCACACGCCCTGGTTGCTTGATGACATCCTGAGCTTCACCGACACCGGCGGCGCGCCGGCCACGGCCAAGATCCAATACTGGCTCTGGGTCTCGGGCTTCGGCTACCTGCCGCACACCACCGGCACCCCGACGTTCACCGAGCCGACCTAACCATGGCAGCCAAAGACGACCTCTGGGCCTATGTTGAAAGCGTCTACGACGCTGACGGACTGGTCACCCTGACCAACATCCGCGACCGCAGTGCGACGACGGTGAACGACACGGTCGGCTTGGCTGCGGCTCAATCGGTGATCTACCTGTGGCCGGCCTACGCGCAGGTGGACTTCGACGAGCTGGACGGCCTGCACCTCGAGGTGGGCGCGGTCGCGGTGATCGCGATCCTCTGGCGGCGCGGCGGAGCGAGCTCGGAGATCGAGGAGGTCAAGTGGGACCAGGTCTGGGGACCGGAGGGCATGATCCAGAAGGTGCGACGGACGGACCCGCGCGGCCGAGCTGGACCGAAGAGCAACAGCGGCACGATCACGAGCTCGGAGAGCGGCACGCAATACGGCTGGTCTGACCTGCGCAGCCTACCGGCCGGCTACATGCCTAGCGTCTACGGGACCAACCAAGACTGACATGTCGCGCGTCACGTTCGAGCAAGGCGCGAAGATGCGACGGATGAGCGGCAAGCTGGCCGACCCGTCCGTCGCGCTCAAGCAGATCGGCGTGATGATGGTCGCGGAGTCGCAGGCAGCGTTCAAGGCGCAGAGCTTTGGCAACCGCAAGTGGCGCGAGCGCGGCAAGGTCAACGTGTTCGGCATCATCAGCGACTTCGCGCAAGGTCGCCGCAAGCCGCCGGCGCGCCGCTTCGAGACCAGGCCGGCGCTGCGCGACACTGGCCGCCTGGCCAACAGCATCGCCTTCGCCGTCAAGGGGCAGACGGTCGAGGTCGGCACGACGGTGCCGTATGCGTCGCTGCACAACTTCGGCGGCGTCAGCAAGAGCGAGAAGATCACGCCGCAGATCCAGCAAGGCATCTGGTCGTGGCTCAAGAAGCAGAACCGTGAGCTCAAGCGTCGGCTGGGCTGGCTGCTGAACAGCAAGTTCGAGAATGAGCAGCTCGAGATGCGCGTGCCCAAGCGTCAATTCGTGGGCGTGACCATGCAGACGCGCAAGGCGATTAGGAAGACTATCG